GTGCCCTCGCAAAAATGCGCTTTTTTCTACAGTTTTCGCCCATTTGCACACCCATAAATATGCAGTATTCCTTAACAATATCAGGAGCTTAGGTGGTTAGAGGCCCGTACAACACAATCCGCAAGTCATCGGCGCCAGACAAGGAAAGGGCTCTGTCCGTCACTGCAACATTTGACGAGCTGCGGGACAGGATTCTCGCAGAATCGCCGCTTAAGAGCGCAGCCGCTAAATTAGCCGCCGCTGACAGTGCCGCGACCCTGTTTGTGCAGCAAGGGCATCTCCGCAACAAGTTAAGCGATGGCACGATCACGGCTGACGAGCTTCGACAGATTCCAGCGGTTGCGAATCAAATAAACAAGGTGCTTTCTACCCTGGGCATCGTTGAGGTCTATGAAGAAGACTTGGATTTCAGCGAACTATGAATCTCATCGAACGCCGCGAACGCTTTTGCGAGAAATACATCACGGACAAAGAGGGCCAAAATTTTACCCTGGAGGGGCGGGAGTGGGTTCGGGACAAAATGTGGAAGGCGCTCGACGGATATAAATATTGGCCCGTGGATTTTAAAAAACTTTGCGTTGACTGCAAAGAGCTATCGGGCACATTGACCACATCGCACAAGCCACACAATTGCACAGCCGAAGACTGTGACGGTCTTGAGGCGGCACCGCAGCAGGTATGCGTTTTTTGTCTGCCACGCCGATCGGGCAAGACATTTAACATCTCAAGCTACATAAATTCGGAGCTGTTTCTGCGAAACAACAGAAGCGTGTCGTATATAGCTGCATCTGAAGACCAGTCCGCAGACTTGGTTATGGAGAACTTCAGCGGCCCAATCCTAAACAACCCAACTCTCAGTCGCGTGGCTGAAGTTAAGGGTAATAAAATCTTGGTCGACAAAACAAGTTCGCGGTTTGAGTATCTATCAACATCGCACAAATCAGTGACTGGTCGTGGTCGCTCCTGTGTGATATTGGATGAATCTCGTGATATTTCAGCAAGAGTCTTCGCCGCGATTGCGCCGAGTTTGCTGGAGTCGCATGGGTGGGAGTGCGAGCGAGGACACTTCAGATCAAAACACGCTGACAATGCAAACGGTGATTGCCCTCTTTGCGGCGATGAGCTTATCCCGTGGCAGAGCAGGTTGGTCGTTATGTCATCCGCCGGATTGACTGAGGGCAACGACAAAGACTGGTTTAAGGAACTGGTTGAGTTCCTTGAAAACAGAATGGATAAAAACTTCTATCTGTTCCGAGCCGACACAGAAGATGACCTCAACCCCGACATAAACAAAGACCAGCTCAATGCAATGAAGCGTGTGCTTGGTCAGCTCGATAGTATGAAGTCGCTGGTGTCTGTCGAGTTTGAAAACGAATTTACGTCGAAGGGCGAGGACTTTGTCACGAAAGAAGAGATCGCAAAGTGCATCGACAAGTCCCTAGACTACCGCAAGGGGGGCTCCGATCGGCCCTGCGTAGCATTCCTGGATACGTCAATTTCAAAAGACAAGACGTCCTTAGTTATCTGCTGTGACGATGACAGCTCAATGGTGCCGTGGGAGACTCTTCGTGTCGAACACATCATGGTCTGGGAGCCGCAAAAGATGCGCGATAAAATCATCGACCCAGAGGTGATCTACGCATACCTGAGACACACTTTGCCAATGTTTCCGCTGGTGGATTTCAGAATCGACACAAGAGCCATGCCTTGGGCCATGCGCTTGGTGAAAGAGATTAAGCGCGACAAACAGCCGTGGGCTAAGTTCACGGATGGATTCAACAAGGCGAACAGGGTAGAGCGAGCCATAGCGTGGAATCTTCTAGAGCAACGAATACGATCGCAGAACATCAAGATACCCGATCACAGCGAGCTACGTAAAGAGCTAATGGCCGTGCGTAGGGTTGTCAATTCCCTCGATGGCCTCACCGACATCAGAGACAAAAACAGAAAAGTTCGCCACGCGGATATTGCAGACTCACTTGCCAACTGCTGCTTCATCGCTCATCAGCAAGCACTCAGGGGCCAGCTACACATAGCAGAACTTGAGCGTGAAAGCTTGATGTCCACATTCCTTCGCGGCCTCAACGACAGAGTGATTGACGATTTTAGCGACGGGAATTTCTAGTGACCTATAATATCGATTGGCTAACTACAGGCACAGTGGCTCGAAAGCTACACGTCCATCGCAACACTGTTCTTAATTGGGCTCGTAAAACAATCGCAGGAAACCCTACACACTTTCGCCCAGGCACAGTACGTAGAAACCTGGCTGGCAGGTATTTCTTTCAGCGTGAAGAAATTGACCGTCTAAAAAACATAATTCCTGACTATTACTAAGTAAACGCACAATTGCACATACGGCACTGTATAAATATATACCCGTATGGCACAATGGCACACTGTGGGTATTCTAAATAATATATTCAATATAAAGAGATCCTCCAAGGCACTTGCCTTTGCGAACGACTCTTCATCTTTATCTGTGCGCCCAAGGCCAAAGGGTGGTTCTGCGGGTAGCTTGCAGAATGGGATACCTGACGATCACGAGTATAACTCCGAAACCTACGCCGACAATTTCATAGGAAGCAACGGCTTTCCAGGCATCGGCCAAAAGATGCTCTCCGACCCCTACATCAAGGCTACCGTAAACATGGTAGCAAACTGCATCATAAATAGCACATGGGATTTTGAAGCGTCCAGCAAGTCCGACCCGAAGGCGCAAGAGATCGCTGACTATTGCAGGATGGTGTTTTTTGAGCGCCTCGATTTCGATAAATTCTGCAAACAACTCGTCACTGGCTACCATCGCGATGGGAGTGCGATATTTGAATTTACCGATAACGTCGTTCCCGTCGAAGCGTCACGGTTTCCGCACCACCCAGGCGAGGGCCGTGGCGTGGTGGCCACTGGCTTACACTACAGACCAGCCTGGTCAATAATCAAATACCACCAAAGCAAAAAGAACCCGCTTCACTTATCAGCAATCACCCAGAGAATTACAGGATCTGACGTTGAGAAGCCAGGAGAGCGAAAGGTTCCAGCAGACAGGCTGCTCCGATGGACGTATGATCAGGAAGACTCAAACTTCTATGGACGCTCTGTTCTGAGGAGTGCATACGGCCCTTGGAAGATGAAGGTTGCGTTACAGGTCTTGGCGATGATTAAGGCCGAGAAATGCTCAGTGCCATTGCCCACAATCGAGTTGCCAGAAGACGCCACCACCGAAGACCTTGAAATCTGTCAGAAGATTCTGCGGGACTTACGCGCCAATCAAAAAGGCTACGCTATCTTTCCTAACGGATATAAATTCTCCTACGAAACGGTAAGCTCTCAGAGCGGGGTGGACCTAGAGGCGCTAATCGAAATGTGCAATAAGTCGATCGCCACAAATATCTTGGCGCAGTTTCAACTCTTGGGCGTTTCATCTGGAAGCGGATCATACGCCTTGGCAAGCACGCAGGAAACACAGTTTCACCAATCGATTGAGTCAGCAGCTCGCTTCATCGCGTCCGTGTTTAATACATGGCAGGACGGGCACAATGTTATCGACAGGCTTGTGAAGATGAACTTTGGCCCAGAGGCACATGCGCCAAAACTCGTCTTCAGAAACCTGCCGACAAAAGATTACGTCGCAGTGCTTCCGATACTTTACAATCTGACGCAGCCATCGAGCGGCGTTATCACACCAGACGATCAATTAGAGGACTACGTGCGCGAGGTAATGAGTTTGCCTCAGCGCGATCCGGCAACAGCCAGACAGCGCGTAGGCGAGGAGCCAACAAATGAAAATGAAGAAGAAAAAGAAGAAGAAGGCGAAGAGCAAAACGATGAAGAGCAAGCCCCCAGTTAAGTTTTTCGGCATGCAGGAGGTGTTCTCCCTTGTCGATAACCTAAAGTTTAATGACGCCGATGGTGAAGAGCCATCCGTCAAGTCCGAGCTGCAAATATTCCCTGCAACGGAAATGGTTGGCGATGTCTACCACCCGTCACAAGAGGAGCCACTTGAGCTGAGTCAGAAGTTTTTCGAGTCGTGCGTAAAATCGTTTGAGGAGTCTGGAATAGACATCATGGTCGATTATAACCATGCATCAGGAATGGCCCTAAGCGAGGCCGATGGCGCAGCGGCTGGATTCATAACATCTCTTGAAGTACGCGATGACGGACTTTGGGGGAATGTGGAATGGAACGAGCGAGGAATTAAGTCCATCACCGCGAAAGAATATAAATACTTATCGCCCGAATGGGCAACTCACCAGTACGACAAGGGTTCGGGTGACATCATTGAGCAGGGAAAAGTTTTTGCATGTTCATTAACGAATCGCCCCTACCTTGAATCTCTTATATCCGGCGTTTCGGCATCGGAAATCAACAATAAAGGAATTACCATGACAGATGAAAATTTGATTCTGGCCGAAGAACCCACCGAGGGCGAAGCGGTCGAGGAAACACAAACCACAACAGACGAGGCTGAAGGCACCACTGTTGACGATACAACTGCCCAGGCCACTGACGCGGCTGCGCTAAAGGCCAGCTTGGCGAAAACAGAGATTACTCTGTTGGCATTGCGAGAAGTTCAAAACGAGCAACGCAATACATTGATCACGATGGCTCAGGACAGCGGCAAAATCACACCAGCAATGCTGGCTGGAGTCAGGAAATACAGCGACACTCTTGGTGCGCTAAATACTGCTGACGGCGGTCTTAATGAACTCAAAGAGTTTTTAGGAAGCCTTCCAGTGCAGACATTCAGCGCCGAAGTTGGTGAGGTTGGTGCCCAGGTCGAAACGACAGCGCTAACCGATGCCGACAAGAAAATGGCAACTCGATTGGGCATCTCAGTCGAGCAAATGGAAAAGTTCGGCAACGCCCGAACAATCAACTCTGATGGCAAGCTCGTGCTTAATGACGGCACGATCCGCGATCTGTAATTTAAAAAAAGGACAATAGAGAATGGCTTTAACAGACCTATCAATATCCTTGGAGAAGGGCTTACGTTCAATTTTTATCGAACAGCTCGCTAAGGAACAACCACTCACCGACCTGATAGCCACAAATATCAAGTCGAACTCAAACCTGGAATCTTACGGGTTCCTGTCGGAGGCGCCAACGCCCAAACTGTGGCCGACCGGGGCAGACCGCCAACCAGAAGCTTTATCAGAAGTCAAGATGATAATTGAGAATAAAAAGTACGAAGCGACAATTCAGGTTGGCCGCGAAGACTTAGACGATCAAAGCGCAGGACTAAATGCACTTCGACCCAGGATTCAGGAGCTTGCAACTAGAGCTTCCAATTTCAAATCTAAATTAGCAATAGATGCACTACTTGCTAACGGCAATGCTCTCGACGGCAACGCTTATTTTGGCGATCACGGATCAGCCGGAAATAATGCAATCGCAGGTTCTGGAACAACAGCAAGTGCCATTTCGGCAGACCTAAGCGCAACAATCAGCGCTATGCGTTCCTTCAAGGACAGCGTAGGCGAGCCATTTGATGAAGAGGTCAGTGGTGGACTGCTTGTTCTCTGTGGCCCAGCAATGGAGCGCGCAATGCAGGAGGTTTTGTCTTCGGTGTATGTTGGCGGTGGTAATTCAAACGTCATGCAGAATGCTGCAAAGCTTAAAGTGACCTCGCGCTTGGCCGATCCAAACGATTGGTATTTAGCGGTAACTAACAAGCCAGTTAAGCCTCTGATTTTTCAAGATCGCGATCCAATCGAATTTGGCGCACTTGAGAGTTCAAGCCAGCAGGGATTTATGTCCGAAGTTTACCATTATGGTATTCGTATGCGTTGCAATGTCGGAAGCGGCGTTTGGCAGCGGATGTGTAAAGTAAGCAACGCATAGTGAGTTTCACGGTGAAACTTCTACGCGCAACTTTTCCTGTGCCCAAGATCAGGGACGGTGATGGAGGCATGAAAACCCTCGCGTTCGACGAGGAGGTTGTCTTTATCGATGTCCCTGAATGGGCGCTCGTGGATAAGACGCTTGAAATTAAGCACATGGTCAACGAAACCAAGACCAACAAATTGCTTCAGGGGTCAGCTAAGCCCAGCAAGAAATTAAAAAAGCGCGGATAAGCGATGGGCCAATTCGCAAAATTAGCTGACCTCCAAGCGAGGCTACCTTCACGGAAGATCACCGAGAAGAGTGCGCCGTCCAGTGTGGACTGCGAGAATTGGATAGAGGAAGCCGAAGTGCTTCTTACGTCCGTTCTCGCGTCCGCTGGCGCAAAGACCGTTTTACCCACTGACACAACGGCTCCTGTGCTAAGGGCGTGGGTGTGCGACTATGCAGAGAGTCGTGTTTTGCAGTCATATGCTTCAGCGGGTGGTGGCGAATCGATGGTCGGCAAGGATTTGTTGGACAAGTTCAACAAGCGTCTTGACGATATTGTCGCAAATGCCACCAGATACACTATGTTCTTTGGCGCCGCCACGGACGCGACACCATCCAAATTAAGATCGAACATCACAGACACAGACGAGTCAGTAAAAGACTATGCTCCGAAGTTTCTGGTGGACAGCGAGTTTTAGTATGGGGGGGATGAAAAATCTATCGATAGGCCCAGGCAGGGGCGCTAGCGGCAAGGCTGGTAAGAACAATGGTGTTTGGACAAGGCGAATTGACGCTCATCCAAATGCAAATTATCTCTCCGAGCGATACCGTGAAGCGGGTAGGTCTGCACTTAAAACATTTAGGCCAGCGCTTCTTCGATGTGCAACTCTTTTCGCAAGAAGTGTTCAAATGGCGGCTATGACCAAGGGCTCTACAACAGAGACTTGGGAGCCGTTGACGGATAGATATGAGGAACAGAAGCGCAGAAAGGTTGGCTCAAAAGCCGCTGGTTATTTTTCCGGCAAACTAATGGCTGAATTAACCAACACAAATTCTGGAATTAAGCATCTCGATGACAAGGTTTTAGAATATGGATCGGACTCAGGACTGAAAGCCATTGTATATAACTTTGGCGGAAACTTCAGCAGGACAGTGCCCTCACACCAAGTCAATCGCGGCGGCACATCATTCACGAGAAGAGGCTACACAACACGCGCTTATAAATATGGTCGCAGGGCAACGCTTTGGTTTAATAGAGATTTAGTGGGCGAGTGTTCTAGAGAGATTAGCGATTATTCCATAAACCAATTGCGCGAGGCAGGTCTTCCTATTGACGAGAAAGTTAAGGCAGGATGAGCAGATATGCCGAGTCCGCAACGGTTGCTGTTCGCGATTATCTAGCAGAACATCTGCCAGCGTCGCTAAGGGCGGTGGAGATAGAGCTTGGCCTTGCGCCAGAAGAGCTTGATGACCCAGTAGATGTGGTGTTGTCAAATGCCCCGCTGGACACCCGCAGTCCGCTGCTGGAAGTGTTTTGTGAGACAATGCGCCCTATCGATTTAAGGAATAGAATATGGTCGGCAGAAATATCGGTTGCAGCGACATACAATACAGATGCGGACATAGAGGCGGGTGAGCTTTATATTTATAGATATGTATCGGCACTTACTGAGTGCCTGTCGAAAGACACACAGCTTAACCAGCGTGTGGTATCATGCGAGCTAACGGACACATCATTCACGAGTTTCCGAGGCCCAAACACAATAACACGAAAAATAGGCGTGGTTGGTCTAGAGGTTACGGTGCAGGAATGAAAATGAAAAGCGCAAAAACAGTACGAATCGGCGGCTATATTTATGCGGCCAACGAAGAGATTGAGGTGTCCAAAGAGGACGTCCCTGCGTTTCAATCACTTGGTTTTAAACGCTCAAAATCTAAACCAGCGCCAAAACCAATATTGGAAACAGAAATTCACACAGAAGAGGAATTAAATAATGGCTAAACTCGTCGAGGGCTTTAAACAAGCCCTATTTATTAAAAAGGAATCGTCTTTCAATAGTGCAGCGGACGTATCGTCAGCAGACGGCTGTATGCTTACAGAGATGAAATTAGAACCAAACCAGGAATTTGTCGAGAACGAATCTCATGTCGGCACGGCATCGCCACAGGGTCCAGGCGTAAAGGGTAAGTTCAATGGCACATGGTCCGTAGCTGGCTATATCCAAGTACCAGGATCAGGCACACCAGCAGATCTTGATGACTCGATCAAGGCAATCATGGAGGCAACTTTTGGTCAGGTTGATGGCAGCGGCAACGCACTCACATATGTCAGCACGGATGAGAACCCCCAAAGTTTAACGATGGTCAAAGCCGCTGGCGATGGCTTCTGGAACAAGGCGTCGGGCTGTGTTGTTGAATCGCTTGAGCTGGACATGAGTGGCGGAGAGATACCGTCTTTTACTGCAAGCGGAAAGTTCTGCGACTTCGCACATTGCTACGGGGCTACGGCAGACAGCGCAAGCGGTGCCGATGTAACGCTGTCGGCATCGGACGCCGGAAAAGTCTCCAAAGGAGCCAAGGTTAAAATCGACAATGTTGGCGGATATACCGTGACCGCCGCTAGTGGCACATCCATCACTCTGGATTCGGCGCCAACGTTTACGGGCTCAGTCGCGGTTGCGCCGGACTATCCAGCGCCAGCAACCTCGTCCGACATCCTAGACGGCGTTAGCTGCTCGCTGAAGATCAACTCTACTTCGATGGGATTCATCTCCGGCAAGGTTTCGCTTTCGACGGGCAACACGCTGACAGAGCAAGAGGCTACCTCTGCATTTCCAACAGCGGGTGTCAAAGGGGCAAAGAGAGAGGTCACAGGAAGCGTGAGCGTCTACTTTAGTGACGAGAACGCATCACACATCGGGCAGTCGCTTGACGGCGCCTTGAGCGACATCGAGCTTCAGTGCGGCACCGAGTCTGGCAAGACCTGTAAAATCTCAATGCCAGCGGTTCGCATAGAGCCAGTGGTTGCGGAGGTTCCAGGCGCAGACGTTGCGACAGCAGAGATGTCATTTAGGGCATATCAAGCAGCCGCTCCAGGCGATGAACTAGAAGTTAAAATTTCATAAAGCATTAAAGGGGATGTAAATGAGAAAAATAGAGGGCCATGAGCCCGGACAGGATCGATGCCTTATACCAGAGGCATTTGACAATAAGCTGGACGATAGTCCAATCAAGGTGTGGATTAAGCAGCCAACATTGCGCGAGAAGCGCACATTACTAGCCGCATCAGCGGCTGGAACGGTTAAGCTTGATGCTGGTGGCAATCCTGTTATTGGTGCCGATGGCACCCCAGAAGTAAATGTAGACATCGAAACATCTTTTGGTCTTTATGAGAAGACTATTCAAAAGTTTGTGTCACGGGTTGAAAACTATGAAGGGCCAAACGGCGCAATCACTACAGCATCTGATTTGATTGAGCATGGCGAGCTTGACATCTTGCTTGAAGCGGCAACTGCCATCTTGGGAGAGGATGATGACATTAAAACAAAAAAGCATTCCGACTCTATGCAAGTGAAGACGCCAGCCTTAAGTGGGACTGCACCGAGTGCCGAGCAAGTGGCCTCGCGGCAGTCCGAAACTGTGGCTCAACCATAACGAATCCGCAGTTTACGCACGTAACGTCGCTTGGTCAGATCTTCAAGGAGTGTCCTAAGAAATGGCTTGCTAGTGAGGGTGCGGAGGCGCAGCAGCATATAGAGGATTATTTCTGGCTGAAGCGGTATAATATACTTCCTGGCGGCGGTGCAAAGCTTGACCAGGACGCACGATTTATAGCAGCCGTAAACGTTGTTGAAGCAGAGTCCGAGACTCTAAAAACCTATTTCGAGGAAAAGGCTAATCATGGCAAGTCGAGGTGACTTACGTAGCGAAGTAGTCGTAGTAGACAATGCGTCTAAGAAGTATGCCTCCATCGGTGAAAGTCTAAAGAAATTTGATGACAAAGTAACCGCGTCAAATGCAAAAGTCGCAGCCTCAACACACAAGGTGACCGAGGCCCACTTTAAAAACTCCACAGCCATTCAGCAAAACAACCTCCAAAAGAAACTTTGGAAGGCGGGTGGGGATCTAGCCAAAGAGTCCCTGGTGCAGCTTCAGTATGGCATGGAGTCGGCCAACAAGGAGATTGTTAGGCTGACCAAGGAGGAGAAGAAGCAGGTCGACGCCCTGCACAATCTTGAAAAAACCACGGCAAATCAGGTTAAAGTAAGCAACCAACTAATAAAGTCAAATAATGATCAGATTGGTAAGCTAAAGCAGACAAAGAAGCCCACCGAACTAACACGAAAAGCTATGGACAAGCTTACCAAAAGCTCCGACAATCAAAGAAAAAAGATAAAGCAGCTAACAGATACGCTTGAAAAGCGCCGACAGGAACTCGTTGAAAGCTCCGCTAAAACAAAAAAGAATATCGAGGAGACACAGCAGTTTGGCGCTGCGTGTGGAAGGGCTGCGGTTAAGGTAAAAGAGAACACAAAGAGATTGGCAGAAAATGCAAGGGCGGCAAAGAGACAAGCTGCTGCCCTGAAAAGATCTAAGGGGATGCTTGGTAAGTTCCGAGAGGGTCTTATTGAAATATCACCCGTTATTGCCAGGGCGCTGACCAGCCCACTTGTCGCAGCCGCTGTTGCAATAGGCGCTGTAGGATATGGTATAAAGAGAGCGGTTTCTACAGCAGCGACATTTGAAGAGGCAATGGTTCGTGCTGGCGCTATCGCTCAAGTATCAAGCAGTAAAGTACGAGATCTTTCAGAGGCAGTGCTTGACAATTCACGCGCAACGGAACACACAGCAACAACCGTGCAAGAGGCCGCGAAGGCGCTTGCAATAGCTGGCCTTAGCTTTGATCAAATAAAAAGAACCCTACCTGCGGTACTACAGCTCGCCACTGTCGGTGCAATGGACACTGCCGCAGCAACGCAAGCATTGATGGGTGTAATGCGCGGGTTTGGCCTACCACTCTCAGAACTACAGCGAGTGAATGATGTCCTTGCTAAGGCATCCATCAGCGTTCTTACCACAGTGCCAGAACTGGCAGAGGGCTTTGCAAAGATTGGCCCCATTGCGGCAAAATATAATATATCTGTTGAGCAAGCGGCTGCGACTCTAGCAGTTTTAAATGACACCAACATCAAAGGCGCAGATGCAGGTACAGCATATAGGAATATGCTGACAAGAATCGTTGCACCCCTTGGCGAAGCAAGGAAGGCTTTAAGGGGCGCTAAGATTGAGCTTATGGACTCCAACGGTCAATTTATCGGGATGACTGAACTCCTCAAGCGCCTTGGGCCAAGAGTAAACGACGCGAACTTTATGATGCAGGTTTTTCAGCGGCGGACACTCGCTGCTGCGATGGCGGCAGCAGCCAAGACCGACAAACTAGAGAAGCTTGAGAAGGCACTTAAGAGCGCGGGTGGCACTGCCGCAGACATCGCCAGCAAACAGCTAGATACATTTGCTGGCCGAATGAAACTTGTTAGATCTGAACTTGAGGCGCTTTTTATACGTGTCGGTTCGGCCCTTATACCCATCATGAAGCTTTGGGCAAATGCCTTTTTAGATTTCATCCCTACACTGAGCTGGTTTACCGGCGTGTTTGGGAAGAATATAGCTGGCATAGTGGGAATAGTAAGCATAGTCCCACAGGCAATAGAAGCCATGTTTGAGGTTATATCATCCCTATTTAGCATGGGCCTTAATGATATCTTGCGAGAGGTTAATGTCTGGATAAAGCTCGTCAACGACACTTTCGAGAGGGAGATCATAAGCCCCTTTGACGTAATGAGCAAACAGGCGGGAAAATCTCAGTTCGGTAAGCAGCTTGAGGTGATTGGCGAGGAGTACTCTAACTTCAGGGATAAAGTTACAGACACAATGCTGGCGTTCGATGCGTTGGCCGCATCGACAGACGCTCAAAGGGATAGGATTAAGGAGCTTAAGGATGCGATTAACAGCCTCAAGCCACCAAAAGTAACCACTGATGAACCGCCAGGGGAGTATAACAGGGCTAAGGAACTTAAGGACATAAGCAAGCATCTTGATGACGTTGCAAAACTCAGGGGCCAAGCCATAGATGCCGAGGCTGATAAAGTTGAAAAGTTTAATGGAATTAAGTCTGGCATACTTACGCACTATGAGGACGAGCATAAGAAATCTATGGATAAATGGAAGATGGATCTTGAGGGTTACGCCCAAAAGGGCATGGCCCTTGGTGATGCTTTTACGGCAGCGTTTGAGCAAGCGCGAGAAGCCAATGCGTCGTTTGGCCTTGCAGTTAAGGCTGGACTGCACTCGATGGGCATGGCTGCGCTTGATCTGATCAAACAGGAAATCCTTGGCATTGCAGCAAAGGCTGCGGCCAACGCTATCGCTAACGCATTTGCCACAATGGGGCCAGCGGCAATGGTTGCGGCTGGAGCAATAGGCGCTGCTGCTTTTGGCGCAGTATCCCTGTGGGCTAACAAGCTAAAACCAACAATGCCGGAGCCTGTAAAAATGAATCGCGGCGGAATAATAACCACAGGATCTGTCGGTGTTGACTCCACTATGGCACTGCTCTCGAAAGGGGAGATGGTTCTCCCTAAAAGCGTCACGGATCAGATACTTGCGATAGCTGGCAAGCCCCAACCGTCTGGCTCACCAGCAAGATTTGCGAAGGGTGGAATCGTTGCAGATGCACCTCAGGTGGGTGGCGCGGGTCAGGGCGTAAGCCTCAACATCCAGACACTAAACATCCCATCAAAGGGGCAAACCAGGAGATGGATACGAGACACCCTTGCTCCTGAACTCAAATCACTGCAACGCAGCAACCTCATTAGTTTGGCGTAGAAATGTTAGATAAACCAAAAGCACTATGCAAGAATTTACTGCTAGATAGCGACCTCGACTATGCGAGGATCTATAAGGATTCTGGAGGTGCGACAGCAACCCTCTCAAAGTCAACCAATGGCCATCTAACAGATTACGACGAACATGGTGTGGATGACAAATTTTATTTAAGCATAGCCTACCACGAAGACAAGACTGTTGATTCAGTATGTATAATTGCTGATGATATAAAGTCAAAATTGTCGCACATAAACATTCAATACGGCCCTGACTACAGCACCTTAACGACAGCAAAAACACTGACTGAATTTCCAGCAGATCGTGTGTTTATGTCGCTAGAATCGCCAGTGACAGCAAAATATTTTAGAATAAATCTTGAGTTTGACTCAGACCCACAGACTCAGAGCCTTAAGCTGTATCAGGCCGTTATAGGTAAATCCATTACATTTCCACACCGGCCACAGCGCCCATACTCAAGAGCAACGCTACATTCTGAGTACGAGGAGCAGGTTACGCATGGAGGCGTAAGGTTTAGATCCGTATTCCATTCTGGTCGAGCAGAAATAAACCATAGATTTGCGTTTGCAAATGACGCAGAGGCTAGTGCGTACAGATCTCTATACAGAGATACTTCACATTTTGAACAACCATTTTGGTGGAGTGAGGAGCCAGACACAGACCCCAGTTCTGTCAGATATGTATTTGCTGAACCCGCATTCTCAACGACATACACAGGCCCAACGATGCAAGAGGCGAAGCTCTCAATGGTTGAGCAGGGGCCTCGATTCCTAGCACATGAGGTTTAACAGGTGTTAACCCTTGCGCCAGAGTGGATTGCTGCGGCATCTAAGCCGACGAATAAGCCCATATTCCTTGTACATTATAACCCAGGAGTTGCCAATCATCCTGGCTTATATCTCTTATCTGGCCCAAGCCAATACTTAGATCACAAGCAGATTATAGCGGACATTACCAAGGTTTCCGGCAAAGTTGATATTCATAACAGCAAGTTTGAGATAGGTGAAATAACCATAGAACTTTTAGATGATGGCGCGGCACGACAATCGTTTGAGGATAGAGAACCAAAAAATAGTTATGTAGAGGTTAAGATCGGATTCCAAGATCTTGATCCAGATCATTTTGCACCTTATTTTATTGGAACCGTAGATGACATTGATGTCTCTACATATGGATTAATAAGCCTACACTGTAAAGACAGAACATATAGGATCGTTAATAAGTCAATCGACGCTGGCGGGTGGGTTTGCTACCACCCGCTGGAGGCTATAGTTGGGCTGCTTAAGCTTTCGGGCGTGGATGATGATGAGATAGAACTAAGCGAGTTCGACCCACTCACGGCTGGCGGAGGCAAATACAGGCACGTTAGAACAGCGCCTGGGGTGGATATTGAAAAAGGCAATAAGCGATGGGACGGCACTAAGATTGTCCTTGAGAAATTTATTAAGGGGCCGCTCAAGGGCTCTGTGAGAAAAGAGATAGAGAATCTGGCTGGTGGCGTACATGCAGCAATCTACGTCGATGAGTTTGGCAAAATAAGGTGTCGTATTTATGACCCAAATGCCGTGCCCGTAGAACATATTACCGAAGAAGACCTTATTTCATTCAGTCAAGATACGACATACGAGAATCTATCAAATCATTTATCCGTAACTCAGACATCGAAGACAGTAGATGATGATGAGCTTTATGAGTTTGACGAGGATGATCTAGAGTGCATATTTACCGATGACGCAAGTCAGGCCGCTTTCGCGGAGCCTGGAAAGGACGAGTTCATAGCGTCTACTGTTAAAAGGATAGCCTACACGGGCCAGACAGGCGCATCAACTTCTGCATGGTTTGGCCCAGGACACGCCACTGCATATGTTCAGGACATAGAGGACGATGGCCTCCTTAATCTGAGCGGCGTAAACCCACAAGCAAACCCTGGCCCCCTTGGAACTGGCTACTCATTAACGAATGACTACACGGAGGAAAATCCCTTATATATTCAAATACGCGGTGACATAATTAAGGCATGGAACCCAGATGACCCATCAGTGTATGAATATGGATGGACTACTGACGGTGGCAGTAACCCTTATAATCTTGCAGCGAAGAAAGTTTCAGATCTGGCGGCACCAGACGGAACCCTGCTTGGCAAGAGGTGCTTTCCTCAGAAAATAGTTTTTAGGGATTGGCAGACAGGCATGTTTGGCTCCAGGGGATTGGCTTACGAGGATTTTAAATATCAAGCCAATGGCAACATGGTGCCTGGATTTGTCACCGCAGGAAACCAGACAGCCACAAAATTCAGTGATGTCACTGCGGCAGTTCTCTGGGCAGAGGGCTACTTCGATCGGTTTGGTCATGGTTGTCCCATAATAGATATTGAAGTGCCTTTGAAATACTACCATCTCCAGGTTGGCGATGCCGTGACTGTTTCAGAGAATAAAATGTTTTATTTTAAGAATGAAAACGGTCTTGATGCGCGAACCGTGTTTGAGGTTATCTCAAAGGAGACATCTGCAACTCCTGACGGTGTACATATAAGGCTCAAGCTGGCTTTTGTGCGAAGAGACAACCTACAGACCTTACCCCTCGTTACTTCTGGAATTTATTCCGAGTTCGCAAATGATACAAAGATTGACATTGAGTCTGTCGTAGAGCCACACATCCTTCAGGGATTTGCTGTATCCAGTCTTCCTGGCCTTGAGGTTAATATTGATCTTGGTAACCTGTCTGGCGGAGGGTTCAGTATGGGCCTTGAGGAGCCGGAGGCGTTTCCTGTTTATTCGGGCCAAGATACATATATATATGTTTCAGCCAAGACGGGGCTACCAGGGGGTATGCCTGTCGCTGTGGGCGCGGCACCGCCAGAGCCTCCAAAATACTGTACATTCATAGCAAAGGTGACATCTGGCACTGATGACATAACAGGCATAGAAGACCTCCGCACCTTTACCCCATTTAGCGGATCACAGATTGAACCAGGCTCAGGGCCACTCACACACTTAGGCAGTGACGGCTCATTCACGGGCCCACTCGACGCAACACAAATCTCTAATTTGCCGGACATGAGCGCCTTACCTGCCCTTGACTCTAGGGTCGGAGTCATCGAAGGCGACTACGCTACGAGCGGCGATATACCTGACGTCTCAAATTTCATAACAAATGCAGATCTCCCCGACCACTCGCAATTTGCAACAACCACGGCACTCGCCGCAGTCTCCACAATTGCGGACGGCGCGATTCAAAGTGGCCAAGAGCAAGTCACTATTAAGGATTTCCACGAAAAAACCAGCGGGCTTGATGATGGGTTGATCCCTAATCCGAGCTTCTACCAATTCGATCAAAATGACTACCCCACCCACTGGTACACCTGGAACACTGACAACGCAGCGGATCCAAACGACAATTCGGTGATCAGCATCGTCGATGGGGATTCAGCTCGCGGCAGGTATTCTGTACACATTAACGGATCCCGATTCCCCGATGGATCAAACCCCCACACGCCTGTTTTGCTAACAAAGGGTTGCAACGTCGGCTACTCCGACCATCTTCGCATCGAAGTACATTGTGGCGCGACAACGCCCGACACGATAAACGCAAGTTGGGGCGTGACCGTTTATTATTATTATTGCTTACCCGATGGAAGTATCTATTACACGGGCGGAAACACGGGCATGACCTACGGATCGGATCAGTTTGTGTCGGGCGCCGCCACGCTTGGCAGTGGGTTTCAGCCCAGACTTCTGTCTTTAAAAATTAAACCGCAGGGCGATCAATGGTGGATCGATAAAGCCACCGCCGCAGCGGCGGGCAATTACCCAGACGCGCTAAATTATGTCGGAT